AAGTGGTAACGTGTGAAAGTGTGAACAAACCATGTCACAGATATTAACAAACTATGAACTATAAAAGATCAAGGAATATTCTAATAAGAGGTTAAATAATATCATTGTTTATATTCTGATATTTGCTATAATATAATCAGAAAGAGAAAAGAAACAAAGACGTCAAGGAAAGACTTGAAGAAAGGAATAATAATGAAAGTACCAAAAAATTCTTTATATGGCATGTTCGGTGGCTTTCCTACAATATCAGAAATGTACAATAACAAATGCTTCTGTTGTCCAGCCGACAGGCAAGGAAACCGTTGTTGCGGTGAAAAGTGGTGTGTGGAAACATGGAAACGATATGAAGCAATTATCAATCCAGAATGGCATCATGTTAGCCTTAACACTCTCGCCAACCTCGATTTTGATATGTTAGACGAAAAGCGGCAGACTTACTTTACAGCATACAGAGACTTAAAACAAACACTCTCATACTTGCGAAAGTGCAAGACGCAAGATACATATGATACATGTTTTATTCGCTACACTAGAAGAAAAAATATGCTATGGGCTGAAGGGAAAATTTCAGATGCTATGTGGAAATGGATAGAAAGAAAGTTATCAATGCAAAATGTTGAAAGTGGTGTATGGGCTTCAAAATGTGAGGATGCAACAGGACACCATGAATCACGTAGATACAATAAAAGTAGAGCATAACAATCATAGCTGTCATATCGGCTTGACGGTGAGAAATGGAGTAAATATGAATCTTTACGGGATCTATAAGCGAAACACAATTGATGATATACCAGAAATGAACGCATTATTGGATGATACCCGCGACTACTGTCACAGACGCGGCTTGCACTATGTAACATGTGCAGATGTACCAGGTTACATGAACGACGGTTGCTCAACCGTACATGTATATAATGGCAAGTATGGAAAAGGCGTAGTCCGCACAAGACCATGTTTCCATAAAGGCAGACGCTCAACAAATTACATGACTATCGAATACTGGGTGACTCGTGACGATATCCACAAGAGATTGACAGGAGAAAGTGAGGTATAAAATGAGAAAACAATACAGAGCATACACAGTAGAGATAGCCGTCTATGACGAAAACACAGACTCAATCTTCCCCGAATATGTAGCATGTAATGGATATAGCTGTGAAAACGCAATCAAACGTGCTAAAGAAGTGTTGAAAATGCAAGGATATAAAGAAATGTATGCAGTAGAATGCACATTGGCATAATGAGAAAGTGAGGGAATAACATGAAGTTATATTTAATCGAGTATTTTGACACTGAAACCGATATTACCGACTACACAACTGTTTCTGCAAATAACCAGATGGACGCAATTAAATATTTTATTTATAAAACGCACGGAACTAAAATTGTAACAGAAATCAATAAAGTTAGTGGACGAATTCCACAAGACCCTTATGAAAGGTAGGCTTGACCATGGATGTATTAACCACAAAACAGAAAAACCAGATGTATGACGAAATTGCAGATTTACTTATTAAATACGGCAAAGACAAAACAGCAAAGCGAATGCTTAAAGCATTCTTTCATGAAGTGCAAGAGGTTGAAACTTCAAAAGAGCTTTGCAATATGGGAATTGTTTTGATATCTCTTAAACATCTTCTGGGAATCACATTCCCAACCAAATAACAAAAAGCCGCCAATATGGCGGCTTTATTTACGTATCATATTCAATTATATATCCATAAATATAGAAATCTTTCCCCCTAAAAGGTGCTTGATACTTACTATAACAAGGCACATATGTAGTGTTTATAAAGGAAAGTGTAATAGAGTCTACCGATGTGCTACCAGTTCGACACCATGCAAAAGGTAATGATACATTATCACCAATTGTTGTATCGCCGGTGATGATATCGAAACTAATTCCCATAGGAATAATAATTTGATTGGCTTTTTTCGCTAACGTAACGTTTTTTAATGTCAACTTACACCAATGCTGACTATCGTTAAAGCCTAGAATCATGGTATGCGATGGGGAATGTGCGTCAAATTTAGGACTCTGATAGCTTGAAATCTTATAATTTCGCAATGCAGAAATGTTAAGTTCAATGTCATTCCCCCAACTATCCAAATACTCAAATGCATTAACCACGCAATCTTTTAAGTTTCTCACCCCACGCCAAAACGCGAGATTAGAAAATCTTTCTGGCAAATTCTTCATAGGTTCAAGATATTTCAATAAGTCCATATATAAATACCTCACTTTCTAAAAATTATCCATTTTCCGCAACCGCGTAAATATACATATCCCACTTTGTATTATCTGTGATAGGGACACTGTTGGGGCAAGCGCCCATTATTAACGAATCACTTGTAACAGATAGCTTAGCTGATGTGCCTGTTATCGGTACTTGAAGACGTACCCCACAGTTGATATTTTTTATCGAAACAATAGTACCGCCTGTGTTCGAATAGTAAAGCTTGCTATTGATAGGCAAGAATGGAATGTACGATGTTTGAAATTTAATTTCATCCATTGTAAAACCAAAGGGCGATGTTAGAGGGAAATCAAAAAAACCATTTGCAGCAGTGAAAGCGCTGTTGTTGTATCTGGGACTAAGTCTTTGCAAATCTTCAATTATTGGCTCATGATCAAAAGTATTTTTTCTGACTGCAACAAAAGGCAACTTACATAATGTTATAGGCTGTGTTACACGCCCTAACTGAAAATACCGCGGTAGACGTGTCGTAGTGTCCCACCATACAACGTTTGAAGAATATTCCCAACCATTAGCAATATCAGATACCTCAAAGTGTAGTTTAGGTTTTAACCAATTCCACCAATTTTGCCAAACCATCGTTTTAAATTCCTCATCTGTCGCATTATAAATATCAATAGGTGGAATAATGTTAAGATTCTTCAACAAATCTTCCAACTTTTTCACCCTTGCTTCCAACTCGGTAATATCAGCTTGAATTTGAGTAATTGAATTGTTGATATCTGTAATTGATTGCTTAATATCTGTAATTTCATTTTCGATATTTGACATTCTATTTTCGATATTGTCTAAACGCTGATTGATATTTGTAATATCATTTTTAATATTATTCAATTCAGTCTGAATATTTTGCAACTGTTCCTCAATATTCGTTACTCTAGTATCAAGTGCCTCATACTTCGCGTACAAATCTTTTAACGAGGCTTCAACACTTTTCGCCCATGCGTTAAATTCGTCATTAAACTCATTCAAAGCGTCAATAACGTCATTCAACTTTGCCCACAAAGCGCACACCTTTTGCAGAAGTGACAAGCAATCATCAAAAAGCAAAGGAATTGTAAATTGATGATGCCAACAAAAGCCCAAATGCTCTTTGTCGGGTGGGTTGATAATTGGTATATTAGCCATTCTAACACCTCACTTTCATAATTCTAAACTCATTATATCACAAGTTATATTTTCGTCAACGTTTATCTAAACAGCCCCAAGAAATTATGTTTCAGTTTATCGCAAATTTCTGACTCAAAGTCCCACACGGCACTTGTATAACTCTGTGCGTTAGTTGCCGCGTTGCCACTTGAACCGTGGTGAGTTGTTCTATCATCAACATGATTTTTTGAAACATTTGTCAAATAATTGTCATCGAGTAAATCTGTTTGACCTTGTGGCGTGTCTAAAAACTTATGCCAATCGTCACTTACATGCTCACTTACGTTGTTTTCCGTCTCAAACATTTTTTCCGTGTTGTAAGCTTCAAACCGTGCTTTTAACTTGATGTTTATTTCGGGCATAATTCGCGCCATGTCACCTCTCATATGCTCACGAAACAAAAAGTCTGTCTCATAACCAATTTCCCACTCCATAAAATGCCGAATGATCATATCGTTAATTGCCTTTCTAAACTCCTCACTAAACAATGGGTACACATCAAGTCCGAACGCGGCAAAGTCGTAATTTTCAAACAAGCTTTTATTCGATTTACGATCATTCCCAATCTGTGCATTCTGCAAAATATCATACACATGGAGCGTATAAGCCGCCCCCACATCATACCAATACTTGTCATTATCTACAAAGTTAGTGTCAATCGTTGGAATTGTCATTATCATCATCCCCCTTTTCTTGAGATTCTAAACCAACATTCTTAACGGTTTCTACCGTGTCCCTATTGGTATCCATCACAGAGAATTGGTCAAGTAGTCCCACATCGCCAATATTTGAGTCGTTAAACGTTGCCGTAACATTCAACCCGAATTTCTTGTTGCATTGATCACAGAAATTCTGTCGCGCCTGTTCATAGGAATTTCTTAATACCATAAGTGTGGGTGCGTCTTGCATAACTTCAAGACTTGAAACCTGTGCAACTTTTGACTGTGTTCTTCCATTTACACCTAGCATAAACATAAAGTCTGACATTAGCATAGATTTAAGCTGTTCAACATTTCCCGCGACAAATGGCGCGGGTGTCTGGTAAACAATCTGTCTAATATCATCATACTGACTTTTAAGCGGTGACATATCCCTAGTATAAACAACAGGTTTATGACCCGCGATTTCCTCATACATATTGGCAAACGTTAGTTCTTGACCATCTGGGGCATTTAAGATGGCGGGCGTGTTCTGTGCTTTAAGGTTTACGTTTATACACCTGTCACATTCGTATAGTAACGCGGCATAGTGTCGACATAGACCATCAATAGAAACAATATCGTAGTCTGTAAACGGTGATAAGCTAGCTGTCAACGTAGCCACTTCGCTCAAATCTCTACTGACTGTATTTACAAATGTCATACACTGATATTTTGTCGCGCCACCGTACCACGTTTTAGTACTTGACGATGTACAATTTCCGACAACATAAAATCCATCTTCTTTCCATAGTCCCCCAAGCTTACCTAATACAAAATTCTCATTTAAAATGTTGTTGGCATGTCTGTAAACGTCATCGTCATCAAACGGCAATCCCTCAAAAGTCCACGCATCAACAGCAATCCTACGCAAAAACGTATAATACAAACCGATAGTTAAAAGATTTTCTGTTTGTGTATTCTGATTTTTAATATTTCTTTTAGCCAAATTCAACACCTCACTTTCTAATATCCATGTTCCACGTGGAACATGGAACATAGAGAGTTTATCCCTCACCCTCACCCCTCAAATTCCCACTTACATTATACAGTATTGACCGTCATTGTCAATTGTCAATTTTCAGTGGCAAAACATTTGCAAAGTATTTTAAAGACCAATACGGACAAAACATATTTCTTGCATCAATTCCCCCGACTGGTGGCGGTGGTGTTGTTGGTTGTACAACTTCGACTGTGCCGCTACCCGATGCACTTCCCGCATCACTTCCCGCGGGATTGACGGGGGCGTGTGAGGTTGAGTCTGAAATTGTACCTTCGCCGATTTGGATTACACCTGTTTGGGCTGCCATGTCAGCGAAAACGCGGTTATACTGTGTTGTTGTCCAACGATTGCCGTCATTCGCCCCCGTTTTAGCGTTTTGACGTGCCATGACCAATTTTATCCAGTCACTTTCTGTTTCGTGTCCTGTTGTGCCTGTGAAGATATCCTTTACAGCGTCCCAATATCCACTATCACGAATTGCGATACTTGCGGCAGTTCCCACGGCATACGCCCCAACGTTTGATACATCATAGCCCAAATGTTTTTGTATCTCACTTCTGATTAAACTGTAATAGTTGTTAAACATCGCCCAATTTTGCATTTTGGAAAATTCGGCTAAGTGATTATTAGTATAGTCCATGAATAACTGCTTTAGTCCGCTGTTGCTGACAAGTTGCTCATTACCAACACCCAAATCAATGTAGGGTTGAAAACCGCTAAAAAGATTAGGATAGTGCTGTATACAAAATTGCATAAAAGGAACTAGTCCGTAACGATAATCAAACTGATATCGCCCGTATGCTCTGCCTTTATCACCGTTTATATACCAACCGCTAGTGTCTGCGTATTCTTTACCAGACTCGAAAACTTGCCAATTTATCCACATTCGCGCACCAACCTGTTCATTCTCTTTATTTTCGTCGGGAACTGGTTGTGTTGATTCTGAATTTTGCACAACTATTGCTGTATGTCCAGGCATGTGCAAAATATCGCCAACTTGCAAGTTGTCACCTGTTGTCAAGTATTTACTGTCATATAATATGTCAAACAGCTCTGTATTTTTTAATTCGCCAAGTTCGCTATATGTGTTCATGCTCGTGCTCACTTTGATATTCAGACAGTTTAATACACATGCTACTAGAGCACTGCAATCAGTCGCGCACGGAGTAGTAACGTTTTTCGGTTTCCACCCAACTTTTCTGCATTCATTTGTGAAAGTTTCCCGTCTGTCTTGATTATATCCAACGTTTTGATTATCACACGACTCTATCATAAGTGTTGCAATTCCTCTTGCAACGTCTGGACGGTTTCTTATACGTGCAATCCAGTCCCACCGCCTACCGTCTCCCGTTTGCGGAAACCATCCTGTTACGCGGACTTCAAGCCCGTTTTGATCTCCGTCTTTACCGCCTCTAAGATTGCCGTTTTCATCTTTAGAAGCTTCGCCAATATAAGTTGCCATTTAACCACCCTCACTTTCTGGGAAATGATTTTCTAAAATTTTGTCAGTGTGCTTGTAATTTCCGATACCATGCCAAAACCAGACACCACTATCAAGCCTGTTTGCCATGTACGCGATTGCGTTTTGTGGTGCGTTTTCCGCGGTAATGATTGCGCCGCTTGTGTGCACGTAGTTTACAATTGGCAAAGAATCAATTACGATATCTGCTAGACTTCCATTGTAATTATAACCATACATGCAAAAGTAGTTGTTAAATTTTTTGATATCTTGTAATGACGGATAGTACCACGCAACAGAAATCATAGGGAAAAGTGCATTATACATTGCAATAGTTCCTGTTGGATTTCCAATTGTGAGGTCTGATTCTTCAAATTTTGCACCTAAGTTTTCGGCAAATGTTTCCGCGGCTTGAAGCTCACCTTTAATGTCAAGTGAAAAAAGATTTCCGATTGACGCAACGCCAAAGTTTCCAAAGTCGCGCATGACTCCGCTGTTGTTTAACTGTGTAGTCGAAAGTTGTACACTATCCCATGTGCTACTTGCAAGCGAATAGTCTCCGTTTGTGCCGTTTCCGTACTGCTGGGGTGTAATGACGATACCACCGAGTTGGGATTGATTAGCAGCCCACTTGAATTTAAATTTTTTAGCTAAAAGGGCGCTTTCATCAAAGTATCGAAAATCATACTCTTTCGCGCTTCCACCACAGTTAACTGTAAGCTTGTTGAACTGTGGGGAAGTATAAAGCTTGTTCCATAATGGTTTTTCAACAAAAGATTGCACTAGCTCTACTTCTCCCGTTCTGTTATCAACTTTGTCCAGATTTTCTCCGCTAATGTCAGTTGCGAAAAACTTTGGCACGTGATAAGCTCCGATGATATCCTCTTGACGTCCACACTTTGCGTAGCGTTTAACTACTTCTAGCGCTTGCGCTCTTGACAGCTTACTTGTGTTACTTTGGACTATACCGCCACATTCGCAAGGGTTGACGGACACCAACGAAAAGAAATTGTTGATCTGCCCATAATCACCCATTGCGAAGTTTGCAATAGCCGCGTAGAAATCACTAGAACGGTTTTCGTAGGTATCGGTATTGTTTGCGGTCATCAGATAAACGGAGTCGTCATCATCTTTTGAAAAACCGTATTCAGTTCTTGCAATTTCCCACCTATCAACTTGCGTTGGTTCGGGATAGAAGTTTGCGAAAAGTCCGTCACTTGCGGGGTGCTGTCTCATGATTGGAGACGGATGGAATGTATATTTATCAATGTAGGTTGCCCAATAATCAACAGATGTATTTACATATGTCAGCTTATTATTAACGTACTGATAGTCTATAATATACGCAAATTCAATTCTCGATTCATTTTGATAAGCCATATAATTATATCGTCTTAACTCATCTGCACGGACTGGGCAACGAAAAGTCTGTCCTTGTCTTTCCCACGTTACATTATCGTAGCGTTTATAAGGAAGAACGCCTAGAAGTTCTTTCAAGAACCCCTCGGCGTTTCTTTCTGTCGGGATTAACAAATGTTTACCGCTGTCATCAAATGGTGAATCAAACAAGTATACAGTTGTCATATTATCCCCCCTTTATTATGCATTTTTACAAATTGCAACAGCATTTCCCCACGGTCTAATACCGTATGTCTGCCATACGTTCAAATACTGATTCTGATAGAGTCCGGCTGCATTATAGAAGTCGCCACTTGTGCTTAAATTGTCACGGTACTCGAAAGTGTTAACATCTGCAAGTACTGCAAGAATGTTTTGATCATCCTTGATAGTTTTCCAATAATTCGTTGTCTCATCAACGGGAGATTCAAAGTCAAGATAGTCAAAGTCTGGGAAAGGTGTCACACGCCCTACTAAGTCCGCTTTGCTCATATTGAAAGCACCCGCGAGTGTTTCAACGTTGCAGTTAACCAGTACATCACTTCTTACAAACAGATACAAACTGTCGGATGGAGTCCATGTGATTGCGGGTGTAGCGCCTACAATTCCCTGTGCAGTTGCATATGCCTGATAATTGTTAAAATTGCTTGAAGCGTGTGTGATATCAAGTGCAATTTTCTGAATTGTTTTGATGAAACCAACAGAAGAAGCGGCTGGGTCTCCCTCATCCCATGGGATTTCTTTCTTAATTACAACGTTGTTTTTAACAGAAGTCTGAATTAACTTCTTAATGAGGTTTTCTTCCTCGATCTCGTTACCGCTAAACAAGCTTGTCACCATACCTGTAACCATACTGTCGAGCTGTTCCCATGAAGTAAACGCACCTTCCATAAGTTCACGGGGAATTGTTACCGGAAACTGTCGTCTGCGATTCTGACGGAAATAGCAAGTTTTTACATCTGGTTTTGTCACCTGTAAAAGTGTTGCTCCGAGAGAAATGTCATAATCACGACCCATTGCCGGATTGACATAGTTCATTTCAAGATCGGTTCCAAGTGGGAAGCCTTCCTTTTTCAGCATTTCATACTGATTGGTATACATCTTTGACTCAACTGACTGAATGACAATTTTATTTACAACATAATGTAAAAATTCATTCATGAATGGCGCATACTTGACGATTGGCGTCATCGCGTGGCTAATGGAAGTTGCCACGGTAACTTCGCCCGTTGCGCGCATGTACTCATTTGAAGAATTGCGTCTTGCATCATTAAAAAGGTTGACGCCGCGCTGTGCGCTTGTCAGCGGTTTTGTTGTTTTTGCCATACTTTCATACCTCACTTTCTATATATGTTCCACGTGGAACATTAGCTGTAATAGCTTAAAATATCGTCTGTTGTGATTTCCTCTTTTTCTTCATCTTCCTCTTTAGGTGTTGGAGACGGAGAAATGGAAGTTGTTACGCGGTTAAACAGCTCCAAGTTCTGCTTGCTAAGTCGATCATTTTCCGTTTTCAGTGTTGCGTTTTCTGTTGCAATTGCTTTTTCTGCCTCATTTGAGGCTTTCGCCATATCTAAAACATCCACAACAATTCTTCGCATTTCATCGACGGTCATACCGTCGGGAATATTTAAAGTTGTCACCATCTTTTCTATATCAATCATGCTTTTGCCCCCTCATAGTTAATGTTTGCAAAGTGGAAACTGTGTTCCCAATCATATTCTGCAATTCTGCCTAACTCAATGGTATGCCCCTCTTTTGGCATATGCAGAAAGAAACCATAACCAATGTCAATTCCAACATGCCTACCTTTACCACCAAAAGATGAATATAAGCCGTTTCCTTCAGTGCCTAAAAGTGGTGTTGTCTTTTGTGCTCCATCATGATAATGCCCCGTGCTGTAATTTTGTACACCTACAACAGCAGAAACGAAACCGCTACAATCGTAGCCAATCTTGCCACGCGAAAAAGCTTTATATGCTGCAAGCTCCTGTGTTGTGTATTTTGAAAAATACGCGGGTTCGAGACTGATAAGCGTGTTCATCACGTCATCGGTTAGAACTTGCCCCTTTGCACCATAAAAATAAGCGTATTCGTCACGATGGTAATACATAAATAACGCTTTTTTAATAACTTCGTAATACGTCATGCTTTCACCTCATCTTCTAATTTCGTTTTGATTTCCGATATCATTTCTCTCAAAGAATTGATTGCATTTGTAAGCTCTTTAGTTTCCTCTTTATGTACATCTGTTTGATACTTAATGTAATAACATAAGATTAACGTCATACAGATAGGAAAGCCTACACTTGTAATTATTTGTGTTACCGCGCTCGCATCCATCACAACACCTCACTTTCTAAAAAGGTGGGCGTGTCTCCACGCCCGTGCTGACAGTTTGCACAACTACTCTGCTCTTCACAGTCTGTCTAGTAGTCCCAACTTTATTTTATCATAGGTTTAGTTTTTGTCAATAAGAACTCGTTTGATTAAGTCGTTAAATTTTTCGCTTGCTACTTTTGAGCTTGCACAGATTTGTGAGGTGCGTTTGTAGTATAAAAGCCACTGTATCAAGCGTTGACCAACAGGAAGATATAATTCTGTTGTTTGCATGATTGCTTTAGCTTTATATTTACCGTCAATCACGACTAAGGGCATACCTCTTTTATTTGGATATATCACTGTAATTCCAAAGTCCGTTATATATATCATGTCGTTTTTATTAGACAGCTCTGCGTACCACTTCCATGATAAATGATTATAAATCTCTGGATAAACTTCCTCTTGCCAAGCTCCATTTATAGTCATGTCGTTTGTTTGGGACTCATAAACGGCAAGATGTTTTGAAACGTGTACTGTTTTGGGTGGTTCGGTATACAGAACGCAAATTTTCAGTGTATCGCCGTCCTCGAGCTTGCGGTTGAAAATGTAAACTTTTCCCTGGTCCAGTTTACGTGCGTCAATGTTGTAATAATCAAACAGGGGGCTTTTCGGGTTGATGCTGTTTGCACATGCTACAATTTTTACGTCTTTTCGTCGTCTAACTATGGTTGATATTTGCTGACTATAGCCTTTTAAAAATTCGTTTCTTGACAGCGGTATTATTGTAGTAGTGTCGTCGTCCTCGATAAATTCGTCTAAAAATATAGTTTTAACCGAATCGTAGCCGTTACCTTTGTATTTCATCCATGATGCAATTGATGAGCTATAGCCACATGGCGAATATATCCATTTGTTGTTTCGCCCCAACTCCTGTTTGCGATAGACTCCGCTATAATAGTTAAGGTTTGCTTCTTCTTTCCATAGTGTTTTTTCAACATACGGCTTGATGTTGGCGACAGCCCCCCACGCTCTACCACGAATAAGATAATCTTCGCGTGTACGCATATAAACAAATTGTGCACCTGTTGCGTTATAGTCGTCAAAAAGTCCCTTGAAAACTGAATAAGTTTTACCGGCAGAACGTTCACCAAATACAATGTAAACATCTGCATTTAAAGTGTAGAGCGATGGAATGTTAATATAGGTTTCATCGCCAACAGTAATATATAAATTTTCTATTTCCATATACTTTATTCTCCTATCTTTTCTAATATAATTGGTGATAAATGTTTCGTTTTTACCGTAAACTTTTCTAAACGTTTATTTATATCTACATCTGTATTTTCTTTCTTTCCCTCTTTTGTTATTAGCGTCGGTTTGATACTATAAACGTCTATTCCAATCAAAGCGCCATATTCGGGCGAGATTGATAAAGTGTATGTAGTATCTTCTATCCATGTACCGCCATTGTCATAAGTAGGAATTGAGTTTGTTGTTGGGTGTGATATTGTTCTCCCAGATACATCTTTGTCGAAAGTTGTAAAAATTTCAAAATCTTCGATTGACGTAAGATAATTTACGGCTTTCTTCGAGAGTCCTGACACGGTCATATACAATTTGTTATCAGTGTCTTGATAGATATATTTCTTCGCGCCAAAAGTCTTAAATTTCAACCATGCACCCGACTTTTCTGTTTCCCAATCAAAAATTCCCAAATCTGGTAGTTTATAATCTAAGCCGTATCGTTTTATTGCTAAGTCAATTTTATATTTTGCATATTCGTTATAACCGTTTATCACTTCCAAACATTCTTCTCGATTGATAACTTTCGCGCTGTCTGTATCACAGTAAAGCACATTTCTATCAATTTTTGACACTATATCATGCAGTAAATGATAGCGTGTCCACGCGGGTATAAAAACGCCTATTTGATATGGCAAAAAACTTCTGAATGACTTATAAAATTTTTCAAGCTGTGAAGAAATTTCATCTTTATTTGTAATTGCACAGTGGTCTAAAGTCCATTCAGTACCGTCAAGTGTAACAACGTCGTGAATAGGGTCTTGAACGAACATACCATAAAAGGAATTTACACGGTTTTTGGCTTTTGCGTAGTTTAATTCTTCGCCTTTTACATGCTTTAAACTCTGTTTGTTGTTGTAATATTTTAACATTGTGCAAACAATTCCTGATGGTAAATAGTCAGCTCTACAATAATAACATTCATCTACGCGGATAGCATCAATCTTATACATTCGCAAAATGATAGCGAGATCAAGGCTAGTACATGTTGTTTTAATCATATCAGCCTTAAAAATTCTACCATTGTCCAAAACGCTATCGCTTGACACTTCGCAATGCGATGATGATAAGTATGTCATTGTACCTTTTGCGCGAACGTTCTTTGCTGTGATTGTGCATATGAATAAATAGTTATCTGTGTTAAGTAAACGTTTTAAGTCATAAATATTCGCATTTGGTAAACGCTTGAGAGGTGCAACAGGAAACTTTTCAGTTGCTATGGCGAACGGGTACGCACTACCAAAGTCATAACTATCCACGTTTTCCATGATTTGCCCCGCGTACATGTAGTTAGCGTGAGTGTAGCCGCCCATGAAAGCTTTTCGACATATTACATACCTGTCGTAGTCTAGTGAAGTGTTTTTAAACATCTTCATCCACTTCGCGTCTTTTTTCATGATGGCGCGAAGCTCATCACGTAGGAAACCAGTGTTTGTATAAGGGAAGTCGTAAAACGGCTTATTCTCCTGTTCTTCTAGTTGGTGGATTTTCGCCACCATGATTTCAACATCACGGTATGTATAGCGCTCTTTGTCTTGCGGCAACGTTTCGCCCGGTTTTACGATATCTTTATAGTTCATTTCAAGCTTTTCAAGTCCTACATCTTTACCGCAAGCCGCAAGACCTTTATTAGTAAGCTTGTAACTACATCTGAATTCCAAAACATCGTCAATGATTAGATATAAGGGTTCGTGGGTGTCCATGTAAAAGCCACCTGTCATGGTATGCCCCTCAAGGTTTCTAATTATCGCTTCCATTTCATAGGAGAGATTGTGCACGTATACGATAAGACGGTTTTCGCCTTGAGTGGAAAAGATTCGGTATTGGTTATGTAAGTAGTCATATAGATTTGACCATGATGAACACGTTTTATAGTTGTAGTCGCTGTCCATAACCGACCAATGCCATGTGTAGATTATGTCGCAATCTTCTGATATGTGTTCGTGAGTCGTTTCAATGTCAAAACAAAGAAACTTTTTACAATATGAAATCTTTTCTTTTCGTTTTGCCATTGTTTGCACCTCTCTTAAATGTCGTCAAAATCCTCTTTCAAGTCTAGCCATTGTCCGGATGAACCTTCACGTTGAACGTCTAAAAACCATTTATCAAGGTCAACTTTCTTAAAATCGAAAGGCCCCCATTGCCCCGTCTCATACGCCCATTTAGAATTACTTAACAAAGTTTCACTATCATACTGCTCACCTTCATGTGCTGATTGCCACATGCCCATGTAGACAACCATCGCTTGCCATTGATCAAATGTTAAATCTTTGAGTTTTGGGTGATTCTCTTTTAACTTACTAAAAGCGTTATGTTGTAATTTTACATAGCCGCTATAAGTTGACTGTTTAGCGTTTAAAATGTCAATTGCTGTTCTAACTTTCTTGTAAAGTGCTTGTGTGGATAAGCCTTGATATCTTATGTCAAATCCTTTATATCTGTCATATACTGGGTTGATTTGTCCAGTGTACTTTTTGCCGCGTTCACTAAAATATGTGCTAAGCGTTTTAAGTCTGGTTTGTGCTCTTTTGCCTAAAGTTCGCAGTAGTAACAGCAGCTCTTGCTTTGTGTAGTGCTGTTTGAGTAGTGTGTACTTATCGTTAGATACTTCGTACAGAACGCCTTTTGCTCGTTGGACTTCGCCAACACGCTCTTTTTGTTTACTTGCCATACTCCTTTACCTCTCTTTCTGTAAAAGGCTCGATGTAGCCACTTGCGATTGCACTTTGTATCATTTCATCTGCTGTCATGTGATAAAGCGGTGCAAATGTTTCAAGTGAGCTTCTAACTTCGCGGTAATACTTGAGTCTTAAAACAGGTGTTTTAATGTCGTCAAGTGCTCTTAATACGATAGCATGTTGAAGTTGTAATAATTGGCTTTCTAAATACATATTTAATACCTCACTTTCATTTTTTTGTTCTTTAAGTTTATCATATAAATGCGAACAAATATGAGATATTTTGTGAACAAATTGTTAACATTATCTAATTATAAAAGGGACTGTTCCCAGTCCCTTATAGATATGAACAAATTGATTAAGCTTCCGTTCTATGTTTTGGATATCAACCGCACTGTTGACCGTTACCGCGTTTAAAAGCTTCTTACCATGATTTTAAAGAACGTTTGCCCCGAATTTCTTGAAATACCTGTTGTACACTCAATGATGAAATCATGCCCATCTGCTACCGCGTCCGTTAACAAATCAGCAATCTTGTCAATTTCACGCGCAACGCCTGTTGCATAAATTCCAAAACCTGTTTCAGTTTCCATACAGAGATAATAGGTGATCTTCCCTGTCACATCGTCAGTACCAACTACGATTCCTAAAAGCTTACCAGATGGTTTAGCGTCTTTTGCAAGGGCGGTTATCCCGTTAATTTTTACAAGCTTTACGCATTTTTCGTCTCCGGATACAAGTTCAAATTTCTTCATAATTTTAAATCTCCTTTTTGTGTTATTTGTTTGAAGTGTAATGTTATATTAGTATGTAATATCAGCCGTTTATATTATAGTGTGTTGCGCTATAATACTATGGCGGTAAACCAGATAAATGAAAGTTATAGTTTAGCTCGTAACGTGTAGAAATTACGATAATGCGTTTCGTTACCATTGTTAAAAGTGAAAGTATAGTATGTAACTTTCTCCGTTTCCACCCTCTGAAGCTCTCCTCTAATCTGATTTGTAAAGTACCCCTCACAGAGTAAAGAAGCGTCGAGATCATAGAAATTGATTGTTCCATCTTTTAAAGTCTCCTTTATGGTGGTACGCTTGTCGACAAAGTTAATTCTTGTCGTTTTTGGAATGTTGACTTTTCTAATCGGTTTACTCATCGTCATCCTCACTTGTTTCTAGTTCAAAGATAGTAAAACGTACTGCTTCTTCAATTTCTTCAGGCGATAGGATCTCTTTAATATATTCGCCCTCATTACTGATTATTGCTAGACATTTCAACATACCCACTTTAACGTCATTCCATACTGGTTTAATTGATGCAAAGTCACCGTCGCTAATATTACCAACGACAATTCTGCTAAAGTTGTAAATTCCAATACATACCGCGTTAGCGGCGATTTTCTTCATCATCTTTTTTACTACTTCGTTTTCAAGTGTTGTCGTATGTACTCCATTCTTTATAAACTTATCAGCTAATACAATCATATCTTTCTGTTCTCCAACTGTCATTGTTTAAATCCCCACTTT